AAGCTCTATCCTTACTCCGTTGATTAATTCAAATTCGAATCGGCTGTCCTTGTGAACGATAATCCGATGTATCGTTGCCTTAAAAAGTTCACTATTAAATTCTTTTTGGTGCGGGTTTTCTTCCAGGGCTGATTTCAGTTTTTCTGTCTGGTAATTCTGGTCCTGGATTCTGGACACCCGGTACTGTAATCTAGCCCGCTCATAAATCAGCCGTACCATCTCCTCAGATGGATACTCCGACTTTTCCTCCAATTCCTGTATCCTTCTGGTCAATTCTGCCGCCTCACGGCTATAGGGCAAGCCCTGCACAATGGTTTCTGGCTCTGTTTGGAACCTCCCATCATTCACTCCTCTCATAAGTTCCATAAATGCTTGGATGATCTGGCTGTCTACCAGGAATATATTCCGGCAGCACACCCTGTTTTCATTTATGTAGTGCTTACACTTCCAGACGATTTTTTCTCCCGGCTGTTTGCAATGCTCCACATATCTGCGGTAGGGCTGACCGCAGATTCCGCAGAATAGATAGGCTGCAAACATGGAACGCGCTTTTAAGCTGTTAGGCTGCATAATGCGCCCCAGTCTTCTGCTTTTTTCTTTTCTGTGCTCCTGCACCTTATCAAACAGCTTCTGTTCCAGTATCGCCGGATAAACTTCGTCTCCCAGATACTTTCGGTTCTCCAGGATTTTTCCAACCGTCCCATGATTCCATACCGGCTTATAGTTTGCATTGAGCGCTCCCTGTTCCGTAAGTTTTCTCGCAAGCTGGTACAGAGAGGCTCCTTCTGAATACTCCTGAAAAATTCCTTTTATAATCTCTGCCTGTTCCGGATCAATTACTATTTTTCCTCCCACCATCCGATACCCCAGCGGCATATGGCGTTGTCTCATACTCAGCTCACCTCCTGTTCATTTTCTTCCAGTTCCAGGCCGTTCTTCAGACGGAATACCAGCCGACGCCCGGGCATCACCGTGATATGGTCCACCAGCAGCAGGAAGAGCTCCTCATCATATGCTTCCAGGATGGCAGGACGATTGCGGAAGACGCTTATCAGATATTCGGTCTGGGATATCTCCCATTCAAAGGCTCTCTGTCCCTGCAGCTGCCGCAGCCGCCTCCGATCCGCTTCCAGCTGTGCCTCAATCTGGTTTTGCCTCTCGATAAAAATGGCAGAACTTATGCTGCCTTCGGTTAATACCCTGCCCAGCCTGTAGCCCTGCCGTTTTAGTTCCTGGATATTCTGTTCTATCTCCTGCATTTCCCGGTCCTGCTCCGGGTTACCCTGGATTGCCTTCAGG